TATACTAATAAGCAGATGATGCAGGCAGTTAAGGTGAGCAGTTCGCAGGCATCCTATTGGTTGGAAATGCAAGGTGGGCAGGCATTAGGTTACTTTGGCGGTTTACCTCAACCCCAAATAGAAGCTATTTACGCATTAGTGCATGAGAAAAGCCCGCTAAAAGAGCTATTTAACAGTATCACTCAGGAAAGTTGGAGTGGAGAAAATCCAATAGGCAAGACACTTATAGAAGGATTTTCGGTTGGGATGCCAGCCAAGAAGGTGGGAGAGCTTATCCATGAGACGGTCTTGGACGTGCCTTTGAAAAGGGCAATGCTTATCGCGCGAACAGAAATCAATAGAGCGCATAGGACAGCGACCCTGCAGACTTATCGCAAGTATGGAGTTGTCAAGAAATACAAGCGGATGGCAAGTAGAAAGAATGCCTGCATGGCGTGTTTGTTGTTAGACGGTACGGTATATTCTACAGAGCAGGAAATGGGCGATCATCCCAACGGAGCCTGCACGATGATACCGATTGTGGATGGGATGCCGGAGCCTGAATGGAAATATGGCAAAGACTACTTTATGGAGTTGTCGGAAGAAGAACAGCGTAAGCGGATGGGGAATAACTATTATGACGCGTGGAAGAGAGGCGATTTTAAGTTAGAGGACATGGTGAAAGTTCACCACAGCAATACGTGGGGCGACTCGCCCGGAATAGAAAACTTATCCACCTTATCGCCCGATTGGCGCAAATATGCTAAGACAAGTCCCCGTAAAGCACCTGTAAATAAACCCTCTTACTCATCGCAATACGAACGGATAACACCTCACAATGGCTGGACTGATAAAGAAATACGCGATTATGTAAGTAGTAAGGAGTTCCAAGACAGAAAAAAATATTGGGAAACTCAAAAGGATAGATGTGGCAATCCTGAGCTTAAAGCAATAGAGGAGAAGTTAGGAATTAATGGTTTACCGCCGGGAGTAGACGCTAAGACTTTTGAACAGATGGTTAAGAATGGTGAATTTGATAAAGTCGTCTATCGCGGCTTAGATCCAACATGGGATCGTAGTGTAGAAGAAATGGTAAAGCAATACCAGAAATCAAAAGATATGTACATTGGTCGTGGTATATATGGAGATGGCACTTATACCAACCCAGACCCAAAAGAAGCCGGTGCTTATGGCGCTAAAGGGATGAGGCTTGGGATAGATAAGAGGGCTAAGAAGGTAGAATTTTATACAGTTTATGAAGAATTCAAGGAATTTATAGCGAATGATGAAAACAGGTTAGCGTGGTTAAAATGTGGAGTTAAGGATATTAATACAGGCGCATCTATGTTTGCTATGTTAAGAGGTTATGATGTCGTTTACATAACAGGAATCGAACATCATCTTATCCTCAATAGAACAATGACATGGGTAGTTAACAATGAGGTGTGGGATTTTCTGCATCCGTAGAATGAAAGGAGAGTTAGGATGAGCACGGAAAGAGATAATTATGATTGGCGTGGTGCTTGCGATACCGCTAAAATGTCCCGCTTTATGGTTGGGTTTTATCACGATCTGCAAGATAAAATGTGGAAGTCAGGTCATTATAATGTAGGAGATGCAGATAAACGGATTTCTCGCCTTATGTATGATATGCGCGGTTTGACGGATGATGAAAAAATCAAGAGGCTTACTGCATATTTAGAGAATTTGGAAATCAAATAATAAGTGCTATAATAGTGAGAAGGAGTGAAACGATATGTCTGACGAACAGGATAAAGAGCAATCTCAGGAAAAACCGAAAACGCAATACGCGTCATTTGACGCATTCGTGGATGGTCTGGATGAGCCTTTGAAGGAATTGTATAACAGCCACATATCAGGGCTGAAAAACGCATTAGAAGGGGAAAAAGAGAACCGCCGGAAATTATCCGAGCAGGTAAAAGCCCTTGCTCCTAAGGTTGAAAAAGGAAGCGAATTAGAGCAGAAATTGGCAGAGACTGTCAAGCAGTTGGAAGAAATGGAACAGCGTTCTAAGGAAGCCAACCGCCGGGCATATTTCGCTGAGGATGCAATTAGACCGGGTGTCGGTTGCACGAATGTTCGGGTTGCTTACGCATTAGCAGTTTCAGAGAACCTGTTTGATGCAGAGGATAAGCCCAAGTGGGCTGAACTCAAGAAGTTAGCACCTGAGTTGTTCAAAGTAACAAGGTTGACTGATGCTGGTAATCACTCCAGTTCAGTTGCTAACGACATCAACGCCGCAATCCGTAAAGCGGCGGGTATCTAATTGTGAGGTGAAATATGATTACAAGAACTGATGCCGAAGCCCTCATTCCAGAGGATGCTTCAGGCGAAATCTTTAAGGCTGCAGTTGAAAGTTCGGTTGTCTTGCGATTGGGTCGCAGGCTCTCGAATATGTCTCAAGGTATGCGCAGATTGCCCGTTATGTCAGCCTTACCGCTTGCCTACTTTGTGGATGGTACGCCGGGCGATCCGACCGACAGTCCGTCTGGCAGCAACAGGTTGGGCATGAAAAAGACCACGACAGCTGAATGGAAAAACAAGTACATTTATGCTGAGGAGTTGGCGACCATTGTGCCTATTGCGATCTCCACATTGGAGGACAGCGCGTATGATATTTGGAGCGAAATCAAGCCTGCAATTGGCGAGGCATTTGGCGCAATTATTGACGCGGCTGTTTTGCATGGCACTAACGCCCCAACGACATGGCCAACGGACATCGTAGCCGCTGCAATCGCAGCTGGTAATGCGCTTGCTTTAGGCGACATTGGCGACCTCTATGATGACATCATGGGGTTTGACCCGGCAACAGATACGCCCGGTCTTATCAGCCATGTGGAGCTTGACGGATATCTGCCGAATGGTTTTGTGTCTGCAGTATCAATGAGAGGTCGGTTGCGCGGTTTGCGTGATGCGACTACAGGACTGCCTTTGTTCCGCCCTGCGATGACTGGTATGGCTCCTTCGTCCGCGCCCTATACCATTGATGGAGTGGCTGCGTATTTTCCGCTGAATGGCGGGTACGATGCAACCGAAGCCCTGATGATTTGCGGTGATTGGACAAAGCTGGTGTATGCGTTCAGAACCGACATGACCTATAAGGTTCTCGATCAGGCGGTCATCCAAGATCCGGACACCGGAGAGATTATCTATAATCTCGCCCAGCAGGATATGGTTGCCCTGCGCGTTTATATGCGCTGGGGTTGGCAGGTTCCTAATCCGGTCAATCGGATCAACGATTCTGAAACTACGCGGTATCCGTTTAGCGTTCTCCAGCCTGCAAGCGGCAGCCCCTCGTAGCAGAGGCTGCTAAATGCCTTGTCAATAAGGGCGGTTGAAACATACCGCCCTAACAGGAGGACGGAATGGTTACTCAAAAGCAGGTTGCGGAATTGCGCAGGCTGATAAATGAGCCTACGACATCCGTATTCACAGACTTATATCTCACAGAGCGCATAGAAGCGTCAGCTTGCGATGATCGGTTTGGTAAAACGCCGGATGATACCGATTGGGAGCCGACCTATAACCTCTATGAAGCTGCCTCCTTACTTTGGCTTGAAAAAGCGACAAAGCTAACGGAGGATTTTGACTTTAGCGCGGATGGTGGAAGTTTCCAAAGGTCGCAGAAATACTCAATGTGTCTGAAGCAAGCAAGCGCAATGCAGTCGCGTTCCAAGTCATTGTCAAAGCAACTGAAAAGCCATCCTCAAACCCTTAGTGAAACAGGGTGGGATGATGTCGCTTATAAAGATGACTTTGATGTATGGGAGGAGAATTTGAAATGACGCCTCAGATATGGACGGAAACTGAAAAAGCCGGCATGCGACAAACTGCAGAATACTATATGGCAGATGTTGGTTTTCGTCTGGTATGGAGTGTTGTCATTGACAGCGTGGGTGATGATATTGAGAGCTATACTCAGGAGAAATTGCCGACTGTTTGCGGTATTGAGTTCAAAGAGGGCAAAGAGTATAAAGATAACATGACCAACGTCATTTATGACGCAACTATAAGAGTGCCTGCGTCTTTTGTTATTGAGCCGGAAGACCATTTTAGAATAACCTTGTTCAGAGGCGATGTAGTAGATTGGGAATTTGAAATCGTGAGTGCAATACAATATGGCATTACTGCCAAGCGGTTTCATGTCCGAAAGGTTACGCATTAATGGAAATCAAGTTTGAATTGGATACAACGAGCGTTGAAAAAGCCTTAGCGAAGTTAAAGGGTGCTGCTCTTTTAGATATCAGCGAAAAGGCATTGGTAGCTGGTGGAGAGGTAGTAGTTGCTGAGGCTAAAATAAACCTTGAAAATCATGGTTTGCATGACACAGGCGACCTAATAAACTCTATACAGGTATACAATCCAAAGCCTGAAAGCTGTGAGGTCGGTTCTAAAGGTGTGATATATGCGGCAGCGCACGAGTTTGGAGTTACGATCAGACCGAAGCGTGCCAAAGTATTGCATTGGGTTACTAAATCTGGAGATGATGTATTTGCTATGAAAGCTGTTCTGCCTGAAAGAGCTTATTTGCGCCCAGCCATAGATGAGAATAAGGATAAAATCCTCAAAGCTATGGCGATCACTATTGCCAGATTGACAGGTGCTGAATGACATTAGAGGAAGCCCTTATAGCGTATTTGACAGATGAGGATGGCGACTTATATGACTTAGTTGCGAAGCGCGTCTATGTTTTCCATGCGCCGAGCAAAGTTACATTCCCATATATCACTTTACGCAGGGTGAGTACAGAGCGGAAGCTAACGCATGACCAGTCGTCCTCAGGTTTGGTAATGCCACGCATACAGTTTGACATAGTTTCTCAGACTTACGCGGAGGGATTGGAGGTATTAGAGGCGTTGCGTGGAGTTATGCAGGGCTATAAAGGAAATATGAGTACGTTGATGGTTCAGGCGGTATTGCCTGCATTGGAACAGCATAACGATGACCCGGATATGGGTTTATATCGGTGTACCATAGATTATATGGTTCACCATGAGGAGTAAAGAATTATGACTGCGAAAAAGTATAGTGCATTTGGTACAGCGTTATTAATGGACGGCACGCCTATAGCGCAAGTATCATCCATTAGCGGTCCCGGATTGTCGGCTGATACTGTGGATGTTACCACGCATGACAGTCCGGGCGGTTGGGAAGAGGTTGTTGTAAGCATTCTTAGAAATGGAGAATTGACGCTTGAGATTGTCTATGACCCAGCGGCTCACGCCGACCTGATCGCAACCTACGAAGGTAAAACAAAGCAGTCTTATGAGCTGCAGTTTCCGGATGATGCTTACACGGCGTTCATTTTTGACGCATACATTACAAA